CTTCCAGTGCGTGGTTGACGTTTAAGCGAGTGTCAAATTCTATGTCTTTCCATTCTTCTAATGTAAACCGCTGTTGGGTTATAAAAGAAGTGACAAGTTCAACTAAATAATCGTCTTTCATCATCTTACCTCCACTTCTCCTGTGCCCTCACATTCGGGGCATTCAATTTTATCAACGTCAATGTAACCAACGTCACGATTAAATCCGTGAGGTCGGGGGGCATCAACCTCAATTGCCCCCCATCCATCGCAATCTTCGCAAACCTTGCGGCTTGGTTCTTGCTCTTTGTTATAAAACACTTTGTCAAAGACATCGCTTAACATAATTTCCATCGGGTCAACGCTATGCATCTTACCAACTCGCCTGATATGTAACACTACCCCAAGAGGTGGACTCCACCCACTCAGCAGCCTTGTCAAATACTTTAGCGTGTTCCTTGCCTTCGGATCGGTCTTCATCCCAAATCTCTGGGCTACCAAAGAAACAACCATAACAATCATCGTTGCTAGGCAATTTGTTATCGCGTAATGCGTCAGCAATCTTGCGCAACTGTTCAGCCTCAAGGTCAATTCTTTGGCATTTATCAACGCCATCAGCGAACTCATTTACAATGTAAACATGCAACGGTGCGAACTTGCGCCATGTGCCCATGTCCAAAACATATGTCTCAACATCGAACCCATCAACAACAGGGCGCTTGACCTCAAGTGATCTACCTTCGGGGGATCGCTGTGAATGATCCCACTGGCTTATATACTTGTCGCCTCTTAAATACATATCTAAACCCATGATTTTACTCCTTTTCATTATGCTAGATGTCCTAACATATAAAATAGTTTATAATGGGTGTCAAGAGAATAAATAAAAAAATTTATAAATAAAAAAAACCCCTCAGATAGGAGACTGAGGGGCATCTAGTAAAGTGAGGCAGAAAGGCAGACCAAATGCATCCCTGCGATAATTGGTTTATCATGGGAAAAATCCCAATGCAAGAAAAAAGTGTGCAGCGGGGACAAAAAAACAACCCGATAAATTGTTCGGGTTATATTGCACGGGCAAAAAAAACCCCCGCTTGAATTTTGCGGGGGCTTAATATTATTCGGGTTATGTCAAGGTTTACCACCATTGAAGCACCGCCCCAATCAGCCAACCATAAACGCCAATTATAATTAAGGTAGCAATAACCAAATCCTGCCAATCAATCATACCGCAACCTCCTTTCTACATCGTAAGAATGATCCTTCCCTCATGTAATTCGCTAATTCTTCTAAATCTTCCCAATGCTCATATTTCTTTGCAACTAATTCAACGCTTTCACGGCATAAATATTTGAATAAGTTTTTTGCCATTTTGGTATCGGTTCGCTTTTGCGCTCTGCGATAAAGTGTAATCGCAACAGCATCAGCGCCCCACCATTCAAAGCAACTGTCAAAACTGCGGTTTGTTTCTCTCCCTGCGCTAATGTAGGAAGCCGCTTTGTCAGCGTGCGCTTTTACTGGTCTAAACATTTCATAATGCATTGTATAATTCCAAGTAACCATTATGCTAACTCCCTTCTGTAAGACGCATCTTCCTTGGCAGATCGTAACCAAAAATCATCAAGGCCAAAATGCTTATAACCGCTCTCAATCATATCATAATAACTGTTAGACGGAACTTGTAGCCCACCCTTATCGCCGTTCATGTCGTAGATCAGCCAAGTGTCGTTGATCCTACGCCTGTCATATAAATGCGGATAACCCTCAAGTTTATCAAGTGCCAATAAACAGTCTAATGTAATATCCCACAATACCACAGGCATAACGCAATCCTGATCCTTGCGGAAGTCAGCCACGCCACGAAATACTAAACGATGATTAGGCAGATAAAAGCCGCCCATAGGTTTTGCTTTCGGACACCTTGCCGCCATCGCATCGCGGTTCGTGTTCATGCCATACGCTAAATAATACATTATGCGTTCTCCATTTCATATTTAATTGCGTCCTCAACATGACTAGCGATCTCGCGCCAATCAACTTCGCTCATCGCGCCATTTACTAAATCGGTAACAAAGCCATTTTCGGGAATGTCACCACAGTCAAAAATAAAGCTTTCAATATATTCTTTGACATCATCAGCTTCTACAGGGTTAGTTAAATTACCCTCACGGAAAAGCTCCAAGTAATACTCATTAAGATAGTCGCCATACCATAGGTTGGTAACCCACGTTTCCCAGTTCTTCCATCCATTATAACCTGACATTTTCTGTCTTCCTTTTTTACTAGACTGTGTTCATTATATATAGAAAAGTTTGGGACTGTCAATAACTTTTATAAATTATTTTATATTATTTTACTCCAGAAATATTTACTCCAGAAAGTTAAAATCTGGAGTTGGAGTAAAAAAGTCAATAAAATCAAAGGTTTAATCACTTTATTCCAAACACTCCAGAAAGCTATTTTGGACTAAAAAAGTCAATGTTTTCAATGGTTTATTTAGTCCAGAAATGCCCCCCCCTAAAGGGGGGTATATATACCTTACCCCCCTTGGAGTAGATGGATCGAAAAGATTTGGGATATTTTGGGAACGTCAGCACTTGACGACAGCAGCGGATAAGGTAATATAAACCGACAAATTGTTCGGGTAGCACGGGAGCCAGTATGCCAAAGGTCGGGGAGCAGGTAGCCAAAGGAGAAAAGAGACTAACGCCACCGCAGCAGAAGTTTCTCGATAACTACATTCATAAAGATATGACACAGACCGCAGCAGCTAGGGAGGCAGGGTATAAGAATGCAAATGTTTCAGCAGTGCAGCTTCTTAATAACCCAAAGGTTAAAGAGCGTATGGAGGAGATGCGTCAGGAGCTTGAAGCCAAGTACGGGGTGTCAATAACTAAATCTGTTCGGGATATGCAACGTTTACGGGATGAGGCATGGCAAGAAGGTAACTTTGGAGCAGCGATTAAAGCCGAGGAACTCAGGTTGAAGGTAACGGGATTGATGGTCGCTCGTAGCCATGTAACGCACGAACACGTTGACAATCTTAGCAGAGAGCAGATAGTAGAGCAGCTTCAAGAATTTATGGATCGTGCTAAAAATCGCATGATTGACGTAACACCCGCAGAAAATCCCACAGAACCCGAACATATTTCTATAACGGAATATAATCAGGAGGCCGTCGAGTAGTCTAATGGCTTGGGGAGGGTGCGTATCCGCCCCCCAACCCCTTTTTTTTGGCGGAGGAGGCGGGGGAGGAGGATCTTCGGGGTCGATAAGCCGAAAAATTGTTCGGGTTACTGCCGAGGCGCTACGGGCTTCCCAGGCATACATCGGGTTTCGGGTTCTTATTCCCAGGCGCTTCGGGATTACCCGAAGAATTGTTCGGGTTATTATACCAGGGCGCTGACTCCCAGGCAACTGCTAACCAGGCGACCTGCAGTATTCTGCCTGGGACAACAACCCGAACAATTGTTCGCTCTTTTCACCGAGCCTGGTAGCTGCAGGTAGAAAATAAATATAAAAAAGTTTATATTTGGGGTTGACAGTTAGAAAGTATTGGGATATATTGGGATTATATCTAGTAAAGGAGTAAACAAAATGAAACATTGGGAAATAGAACACAATGAACAGCACTTGCGTATCGAATGGAACGAAAGCGCAACCTTTAATTTACAAACACCAATTGGGGGGCAGTGGGTCGATTACCATTGCTTCACTTGTTACGGGATCGACAACGACCAAGAAGCGCTCGAACACGCGATGGAGGTGTTAGAAGAGCATCACGAAACTTTTGAAGAGCAGTATTAATCGGGCTTCGGGGTTCGGGTTCGGGCTTCGGGCTTTTAGCCCAAGCCCCTGCATACTATATGTATTACTATTCTTTATATACATATGCATGCGTTCTTTTTTTCTTTTAAAAAAACTTTTTTTTATTCAAAAATTGGCTGGTCAAAAACAATAACCCGAACAATTGTTCTAATTAATCCCATAAAACCCTTGAATATCCCATAAATGTGTATATATTCATCTGTAGAGGGCGACAGCTTTGCCCTACAATCTAGAAAAAAGTGAGAAAAAACAATGACTTATATACCAACATTTGGAATTGAAATAGAAACTGGTGGCATTTCCTACCCAACATTTGGACGTTTATTAGCAGAACAAGGTCTAAAAGGCTTTAAATCTGTGGATGATGGCTCTGGAAACGTTGACGCTGAAATAGTCACTTGCCCATTAGCACCATGCGACGAGGCATGGTCCTTTCTCTCAAATCTTACAAGGGCCATGAATGACATTGGCTCTAACAGATTAGGTGATAGCAATAGCTTAATTAATACTGGCTGTGGTTTACACGTTCACGTTGGCAATGCTTTTCTAAAAGATAACGTTGATGCAAATGAATACACACGAAAATCAATTAGAGCATTTGGTACAACTGGTGATAGATATCATTTGGACCACCAAGACCCAATGGAATTTGAAATATACCGCGATGTCGCATATCGCTATGCTTATCAACAAAATGTTTTAGATAGTATGAATTACTATTCACGCCGCGATAACAGATATTGTAGCCCAATTGGTATCGTTGTGGATGATATCCAGAACGCCACAGACAGACAGCAATTAGCAGAGGCATTGCGTCGAGCTGATATCAATTACAATGCTAAGTTTTCCGCTGTCACTCTTGAAACATGGGGCAAGGGCACAATTGAATTTCGCCAACATGGTGGCACAACAGACGCTACCAAAATTCGTCGATGGGTAGAATTTATTCTTAATATGTTTGCCCACACAATTGAAAACAGAATTGAAAATGGTGGTGACCGAACAATTGTCCACAATACACCAGTTGACCCTTTCCGCCGCAATTCACGCGTTGGCGTTCAATATCGAATGATGCGCACACCAGACGGTGCAACCACACGAGATATTATTAATTCAACTGGCTGTAGTGAAGAACGTGTAAGAGCCGCTGTGTCTGAAATACGTAGGCATCCAGAGGTTGGTCAATCTGCTGTTGTCACACACACACAACAATCAAACGGCGCGACATACGGCGATGGTACAGACCATACCAGATACCAAGTGTTAGAGAGTTATGAAACGCAAGCGCAAGGCGCTGTCTTAATGCCAGAAAATAGAATTGGTATTCCTAGCGTTTGGGCGGGTGTTAATGACAATGATTTTGCATGGTGGCAAGATCGCATCGAAAAGCTATCCCGATAGCATCGACAATATACCACACACCAACAGACAAGGCCGCCTCGTGCGGCCTTTCTTTTTTTCCGTAGGTACCCTAAGCAATCCGAACAATTGTTCAGGATCGGGCTACGGGCCTGTGTGTACCCCCCCTTTTTTGTATATAGGACGGGCTCAGATTTACACCCAGTTTTCCACGAACGATCACCAAAAAAAAATTTTTTTAAAAAAATCACAAGGTACCCTACCCTTCCCCTTGACAGGTACCCTAGATTATACCATAAAGTACCACACATTAGTATAAGAAAGTAAGAGTTATGAGGCCAAGTTTTATACCTATTGATGTTTACGATAGCGAGTTTACTCGTAGTCAGATGGATAAAATGTTTCGTGTTTCTAATATGAAGGTTACGAGTTTTATTCAAAAGTGTGAGTGTTTAGGAAATCCTATTTCACACCGCCAACCGAAGCGTTATGAGGGTTTTCATTTTGGTGTGACGAGAGTTTATCGTTGTTCTGAGGTTATTGATCGTGCGTTATTGGATGGTTATGAGTTTTTGCCCTCAACAGTTGAGGAGTTGAAGCGTAGCGAGAAAGAGTTACAGCGTGATGTTGATTTGTTGCGCAAGGAATTATCTGTTTTGCGAGAGCAGCGTGATGTTGATTTGCGTCATTTTAAATTTGACATCATTGCGTCTGAGCTTGGCTTGTCGAAGTTGTATAGGGAAGAAGAGATTGTTAATTCAAAGCGACCTTATGACGGATCATCTGGTGTTTATTTTTTAATAAAGGGTAGTGAGGTTATTTATGTTGGTCAGTCTGTGAATGTTTTTGCGAGGATTTCATCTCATGCTCAGTATAAAGATTTTGATAGTTATGCTTATGTTAGCTGTTCGAGGGACAAGTTGGACATTTTGGAGAGTTTATATATTCATACTTTAAGCCCACCGTTGCAGGGTAAAAACTATAATGGGGGTGGTTTTTCGGCTCCGATCAATTTGCCAAGTTTATTAAATATGGGGAAAAAATGCCTAGATATAGATTAAATTATGATGATAGGTTTGAGTTTGAGGGTCAGACTGCGGGTGAGATTGTTCCTATTTTACAGGGGCGGCATTTTTTAGGCGGAGAGAGTGAGCCTAAATTTGTTCGTAGGTTAGCGATTGAGATGTGTGATTATAACCGCAAGAATTATTGTTATTCTAATCGGCACAGGTTGGCTAGGAGCATGATGAAGAATGGGTTGTTGGAGTGTGTTGATTAAATTTTAAGTTACTGTTAGGATGCGAATTAAGTTTTATAGGAGAATTTACGCATGGTAGCAGTAAAAACTGGATTTCCTTCACCCCCTATGCCTGGAATGCCTGCCCCGATGCAGCCTATGGGCGGTTTACCACCGATGCCTCCGATGGGTGGACCTGGTAGTTTTCCTCAACCGATGGGTGGTGGCAATCCGTTTGCTCCCATGCCGCCGATGCCGTTAGCGGGTATGCCTCCTCCTCCGATGCAACCCCCGATGGCGCGACCTCCTATGCCACAACAACAACAGGGTTCAAATGCTCCTAGAAGGAGGCGTTTTGGTGATTCACTAGAGAATATGTTGGGTAGGAATCAGGGTTTAGGTGCGCCTACGCCACAACAGCGACCTTTACCGATGCCACCTCAGATGATGCCGCAACAGCGTATGGTTGCGCCTGGGGTACCTATGATGGCAACGCCTACACCGCGTCCTATGGAGATGGGTGGTGAGGTTGATATTTTTGGGTATCACGATGGCGGTTCGGTTCAGTATATGAGTGGTGGCGGTGCTGCAAAGCCGAACATCAAAGAGTTTATGGATGCGACAGGTGTTGATTTTACACAGGCAAGTCAGG